TATCTGATGGTGGCGCATCTGCTGAATATAGTGGGTGTATTGATACGGGTTCATATGCATTGAATGCCGTTCTATCGGGTAGCATCTATGGTGGTGTACCTAACAACAAAGTGACTGCATTCGCTGGCGAATCTTCAACTGGTAAAACTTTCTTTGTGCTTGGCATTGTCAAACAATTCCTTGACGCAAATCCTGAAGGCGGTGTTATCTACTTTGATACCGAAGCCGCTGTCACAAAACATATGATGGAATCACGTGGTGTAGATACCTCACGTGTCGTTATCTCAGAGCCAGATACAATTCAGAAGTTTCGTCATACTGCACTACAAATCATTGAGAAGTATCAAGCGCAACCAGAAGCAAAGCGCAAGCCAATGATTATGGTTCTTGATTCTTTGGGTCAGTTGTCTTCTACTAAAGAGATGGAAGATACTGCTGAAGGCAAAGAAACAAAAGACATGACTAAGAGTGCAATTCTCAAAGCAACATTCCGTGTGTTGAATTTGAAACTTGCTAAGATTGGTGTGCCTTTGCTTGTAACGAATCACGTTTATGATGTTGTTGGTGCATACATTCCAACTAAAGAAATGTCTGGTGGTTCTGGCTTGAAGTATACAGCATCCACAATCGTTTACTTGTCTAAGCGCAAAGACAAAGATGGTACTGAAGTTGTTGGTAACATTGTTCGTTGTAAATTGCAGAAGTCACGTTTGACAAAAGAGAACTCTCAAGTTGAAGTGAAGATTACATACAGTAAAGGACTTGACAGATACTTTGGCTTGCTTGAAATTGCAGAAAAGCATGGCATCATCAAGAAAGTGTCTACTCGATATGAATTGTCTAACGGAACTAAAGTGTTCGGTAAGAACATTAACGAAGAACCGGAAAAGTATTTCACTAAAGATATCTTAGATCAAATTGACGAAGCGTGTAAGAAAGAATTCTTGTATGGGCAAGATAGCGTTGGTGTTGTTGATGAGGAAGAAGTGGAGTTGACGAATGAAGATTAATGAAACGTATCAGTTGACAGAACGTGATATCAAGTATAAAGATAAAGACGTTGTTGCAACTATTAAAATTGTCTCTGGCGATTACGAAGGTGTGGAGTTTCATTTTGGAGAACTTTCTTTTTCCGAAGAAGAAAATTCTGATGGAACGTATACAATGAGTTTCAATTATGATATACTAAGCGAAGAACATGATAGTCTCAAAGGCAATGAAACATTTGAGGCATATCTCGGTGAGATTCTAAACGATCTTCTAAAACACGCACTAGACGAAGCAGAGAAAAGGTACAAAGATGAACTTGGAACAGAAAATACTAAAACACCTTCTGGTGGATGAAGAGTATACACGAAAAACATTACCTTTCATTAAGAGTGAGTATTTTCAAGAATCTTCTCAAAAAGTATTATTTGAAGAGATTCAAAATTATGTAAATAAGTATAACTCGATGCCAACGAAAGAAGCGTTGGTTATCGAAGTTGATAAGAAAGTAAATCTTACAGACGATCAACATAAGAAAACGATTTCACTTATTAAAGAAATTACAATTGATTCTGAAATTTCTGATACGAAGTGGCTGATTGATGCAACAGAAGATTTTTGTCAAGAGAAAGCAATCTACAATGGTATCATGCAAAGCATTCAAATTCTCGATAGCAAAACTGGTAACGAGAAATTGGATAAAGGTTCAATCCCAACAATTCTAGCAGATGCGCTTTCAGTTTCTTTTGATAATCACGTTGGTCACGATTTCATTGATGATGCAGAAACACGATATGACTTCTATCATAAAGTTGAAAAACGAATCCCATTCGACCTCGACTACTTGAATAGAATCACTAAAGGTGGGCTTGCAGAAAAATCATTGAATATTGTTCTCGCTGGTACTGGTGTTGGTAAGTCTTTGTTCATGTGTCATTGTGCCGCAGCCAATTTGACAATGGGCAAGAACGTTCTCTACATCACACTAGAAATGGCTGAAGAACGTATTGCAGAACGTATTGACGCAAACTTGTTGAACGTTGAACTCGACAGACTTATTGGTATGCCAAAAGAAACTTACTTGAAGAAAGTTTCTAGTTTACGTGAAAAGACAAAAGGCAAGTTGATTATCAAAGAGTATCCAACAGCAAGTGCGAATGTGTCTCACTTCAATCACTTGTTGAATGAGTTGAAGTTGAAGCGTCAATTTATTCCCGACATTATCTACATTGACTATTTGAACATTTGTTCTTCCGCACGTATGAAGATGGGTGCATCCATTAACTCATACACATACATCAAAGCAATTGCAGAAGAGTTGCGTGGACTTGCAGTTGAACATAAAGTGCCAATCGTTTCAGCCACACAAACTACACGTAGTGGATATAGTAACTCTGATGTTGGACTTGAAGATACTTCAGAATCGTTTGGTCTACCAGCAACAGCCGACTTGATGTTTGCTTTGATTTCAACAGAAGAACTTGCAGACTTGAATCAGATTATGGTTAAGCAGTTGAAGAATCGTTACAGCGACCCAACAACAAACAAACGTTTTGTGATTGGTGTTGACAGAGCGAAAATGAGATTGTATGATGCAGAAGAGTCAGCGCAAACTAACATATCAGATAGTGGGCAGGAAGACGATGCGCCGATTTTTGACAAGTCGGACTTCGGCAAACGTATGAAATCCGACAGAGATTTTAGCAAACTAAAGGTTTAAAGCATATTTGAATACCTCGGTATTCTAAATATCGTTGTAATTGCGCTACAATTGCCACTTGACAGAACCTCATGTTTGCGGTACAATAGAGTATTCGTTGACAGGAGTAAACTATGAATAAAGTGGCAATTGTAAAGCTAGTCAAAGAAATGTCTCAGAGTGACATTGAAGTACTATTATCCGTCCTTGAAGTTGAATTGAAAGAACGTTATTATGCGGACAATCCCTCACCGGATGATTTATATAATGACGTTTATATGCCGAAAGATCAGTTTCTAGAACTAGAAACACTTTCAGAAGGAATTCACTAAAGGAAACAATATGAAACTTATTCTCAGAACAAAAGGTGTGACTTTAACTCAGAATGAGCGAAAAATATTAAAGATGGCTACACATTATTACGCAAGTCGTTTGATGACAGATAGACTATCTAATTCTTTACAAATCAATATAAATGTAATTAAAGATTTTTACGCACAAAATAAAATTTTGGGTGAAGCATTTCCTACGGATGAAAGAAGCACGAAACAGAAAAACTTTGTAATTAATCTTGAGTGGAATAAACTTGGTAAAAAATTATTGCAATGCCTTGCACATGAAATGGTGCATGTAAAACAATATGCAACAGGTGAATTGAAATTTCACGAAAGAAGGAACTTGGTAACGTTTCAGAGGGAACAATATCAAGATGACGAATATTGGGAATCACTATGGGAGATTGAAGCATATGGACGTGAAGTCGGACTCTATCAAAAATTTAAACCAACCTTTAAACTACTTAAAAAGCAAATTTGAAATGATTAAACTAACCGAATGGTATAATTGGGTTGTACGCCAATTCGGAGAAATCTGTGGTTGGATCGGACTAATTATGATTCACGGGTCAACAGTACCAGTGACGTATCTTGCAATTCAAGGTGAAGCTACAATCTTACCACCTTTGAGTATGGTATTGCTCATCTGGTCTGGCTTGTTGCTATTCTTCATTCGGTCTGCTATAATGAAAGATAAACTCTACATGATTAGCAATGGTGTCGGATTCTTCATGCAAAGTGTTATGCTTGCAATGCTGGTGCTAAAATGAGAATCGATAGTGTCAAATTGTACAATGACAGAATGTACGACCAAATGGTTGCGAAACGTGTGGAAAAACGTATTGAAGACTTGCGTTTAGAAGAAATTCGAATCAAAACACGTTTGAGAGAAGAGCAAATGAAGCGTATTGAATTGAATCGAATTTTGAATCGTAACGGACAAAATGTAGACGTTTGTTGTTAAACTCAAATTATATTATGCTGATTTACACATATCAAAAATCAAAGAAGAAAAAGACTCCTGCTAAAAAAGTAGCAGAGTATCAACAATGGCTTGAGAATCTGCCAACTACATCATTCTCAAAAGGCATCAAAAAGCCTAAGGCTGTAGAAGCGTACAAGCCTCCAAAACCACACATTCGTGAAACCCCTAAGTATCCGAGTTTAGCAACATTTGGCGACAGTTGCACTAAGCCAATTCATGGCAAAGTTTACACTGGCGACAAGATGATTGGCATCGGCACACTACACAAATCAAATGCAGTACCTATTTTCTCCGATGATGATGCAAAAGATCAAGCGTTGATGCGAAGGTAATTATAAATAGGTCTATTGCAACGATAGACCAATTATGTTTAAATTTAAAGAGTACCTTATTGAGAAAAAAAACACACATATGGAACATGCAGAAGATGATGTTCTAAATGGCGGTGTTGAAGGAACTAGAGATAGCATAAACGCACTCAGAGCGGTGCGTGATATGCTTGCTGGTCATTCCAAAAGTAAAGTTGACATTTCAGTCAAGTGGGATGGTGCGCCAGCAGTCTTTGCAGGACAAGACCCAACAGACGGCAAATTCTTTGTCGCTAAAAAAGGTGTCTTCAACAAAAATCCCAAAGTATACAAAACTCCAGCAGATATTGATGCAGACACTTCTGGTGACTTAGCAGACAAACTTAAAGCGTGTTTGATGTATTTGCCTAAGATTAATATCAAAGGCGTCATTCAAGGCGACTTGCTATTCACACAATCAGATTTGAAGACAGAAACAATCGATGGCGAATCGTATGTCACGTTTCATCCAAACACTTTAGTATATGCAGTACCAACAGGAACTGAACTTGCTAAAGAAATACAAAGAGCAAAGATTGGTATCGTTTGGCATACAATTTACGAAGGCGACACATTTGAAACAATGTCAGCAGTCTTTGGTAAAGACATTCTCAGCACACTCACAAAAACTCCAAACGTCTGGATGACAAGTGCAGTATATCACGATGTGTCAGGTAAAGCTACGTTGACACAAACAGAAACTGACGAAGTGACAGCGATTCTTTCTCAAGCAGGAAAGATATTTCAAAAGCTAGATGCCGCTACTCTCAACTATATTAACACGGATGATGATTTGATTGAACGCATCAAAACGTTTAACAATTCAAAAGTACGTCAACAATTGAAAATCACTAACGTCAAAGCGCACGTTAAAGAATTGATTCAATACATTGAAGATTACTACGAGAAACAAGCAGAGGGTAAAGGCGAACGTGGTCGTGCTACACAGATGCTAAAGAAAAGCAAAGTTCTACAATTCTTTTCACCAAAGAACAAAACACACTTAGAAGACATTTTCACAATGATGAATCTATTAGCAGAAGCGAAGTTGATTCTAATTAAGAAGATGGATGAAGTCAAAACACTTAATACTTTCTTATTGACTAAGAAAGGTTATGAAGTAACTGGTGTCGAAGGCTACGTAGCAATCGATAAAATCAAAGGTAATGCAGTTAAATTGGTTGACAGAATGCAGTTCAGTTATGCAAACTTCTCACCAGATGTAATCAAAGGATGGCAACGATAATGGCACAGTTTAATAAAAATACACACGCATACTTAGACCAAGCAAAGACACTATTTGAAGTCGTAATGGTCGCAGACCAATACGGCAATCCAGTAACAAGTGGAAATCCATCAGGCACCGCAGTTGACGCATTTGGTAGAATGCGTGTATCTAATCCGATAACATTATTCGATAGTTTCAATCGCTATCAAATGAATGGTGGATTTGATACAGCAAACTCCGCAACAGGTTCTACATCGTATGATGCAAACACTAGCACAGTATCGATGACACTTGACACTACAAACGGTGCATATGTCAAACGTGAAACTAAAAAAGTTTTTGCGTATCAACCGGGCAAATCGTTATTGACAATGAACACATTTGTGTTTAATCAAGGCAAAACTGGATTGCGTCAACGTGTTGGATATTTTAATGACAATAATGGCGTATTCTTAGAAAAAAGTGCAAACACAGTTAGCTTTGTAGTTCGTTCAAGCACAACAGGAACTGTAAGCGATGCAAACAGAGCAGAACAATCTACTTGGACTATTGACAAGTTAGATGGCACAGGTCCATCACTCAAGACTTTAGACTTGACAAAAGCACAAATCTTCTGGACAGACATTGAATGGTTAGGTGTTGGTAGTGTGCGTTGTGGTTTTGTGATTGATGGTCTATTCATTCATTGCCATACATTCAATCATGCAAATCAATTGACGGGAGTTTACATGACAACAGCATGTCTTCCTGTCAGATATGAAATTGAAAACATTGCAACAACTGCATCATCAAGCACACTCAAACAAATTTGCTCATCAGTTATATCAGAAGGTGGATATGAACTTCAAGGTAAACCTAGAAGTGTTGCAAACACTACACTCTTAGATTTAACAACAGCAGGCACATTCTACAATCTTATGTCGATTCGTTTGAAGTCTGATAGACTTGATGCAATTGTAGTTCCAAAAAATATTAATGTGTTTGGTAAAGGCAACAATACAAGAATTCATTGGAGAATTGTTACTGGAGGAACTATAACTGGAGGTTCATGGGTTTCTGCTGGAAGTGATTCTTCTGTAGAATATAACTCAACAGGAACTCTAAGTGGTGGTACAACTTTAACAGAAGGATTTATTGGAGTTGATGCACAAAGTTCACAAACTGCTGGACTAGATGCAGGTAAGTTTCAGTTTCAATTAGAGCGAAATGGTTTGACAGGAACACCAACTGTGTTTACTTTAGCGGCAACAGGTGGTGCGGCTGGTGATGACGCTTTGGGTGCTTTGATTTGGGATGAGATTACCTAAGGTATTACCTAAAGGTTTAATTGAAACCGGACACCCTTATGTATAACTTGGGACATAGAAATACTTGGTACATATGCACTAAATACAGGTAATTATAAATAAATCATAGCGCAGTTAGGTCAAGGCAAACCTGCATGGATCAGTCTAAGGAAAACTCCAGAATGAAATCGTTCAAAGAATCAGTATTGCTTGATGAAGCAAAATCAAAAGGCAAAGTAATTGTCGTTTATGGCGGTGGCTTTCAGCCATTTCACGCAGGACACTTGAGTAGTTACACTCAGGCTAAACAAAAATTCCACACTCCAGACTTTTATGTTGCATCTAGCAACGACACAAAAGTTCGTCCAATCCCATTCAAAGACAAAGAATTCCTAGCGCAACAAGCAGGAGTTACAGACGATTTCGTTCAAGTCGTTCAGCCGATCAATCCAGAAGAGATTATGAAAAAGTATGACGAGAAGAAAGATATTCTTATTCTTGTTCGTTCCGAACGTGATCCAATGAAGTACACAAAGAAAGATGGTTCACCAGCTTATTATCAGCCATTTGTTAGTATTGACAAATGTGAATCATTTGAAACACACGCATATATTTTTGTGACAAAGAAGCACGACTTCAAGGTTAATGGCAAAGAAGCATTCTCTGGCAGTCAAATTAGAAAAATGTATGCTGAAGCAGACTCTGAAGGAAGAGATAATATCATTGATGACTTATATCCAAAAGCAAAAAACAAAGCTAAAGTGAAAAAACTTTTAGACAAATACATAGGTGGTGGCATGGCAGAAGAATTAGAATTAGAAGAAAACGTTTTGTCTTTCGCACAACGTAGACAAAGAGCGCAACAATTCAAGAGAATTCAAAAGCGTTTAGTTAGAGCAAGAGCATTACAATCAAAGCGTTTTGCCGATCCTAAGAGATTGAAGCAACGTGCTGTTAAGATGGCATATAAATTTTTCAGAGCAAGACTTGCTGGTGGTAAAAACTATGCAGACTTGAGTACTGGTGAAAAAATTGCAGTTGACACTAGACTACAAAAAACATTACCCGCTATTCGTAAGTTTGCAGTTCGTTTAATTCCAGTAGCACGAAAAAATGAATTGTTGAGAAAACAACATGTGTCTACCA